CGGGGCTGGACGAGTACGGACCAACGGTCTCCTGACGCAGCCCGGTGGGGTTGTTCACGAGCCGGGCGGTCGCGGTGACGATGACGGCCTCCAGGTCCTCGGCCGGCTCGCCCACGAGGGAGAAGCCTCGGCCCCTCGTGTACGCCTTGACGAACTGCTCGACGATGTCGACGTGCTCCCAGGCCAGGGCGGCGAGCGCGGCATCGTCGCCCTGGCCGAGGAAGTCGGCGACCCGCTGGCCGGTCACGAACGCCACGGGCTAGACCGTGATGCCCGTGAGCTTGACGACGGCCTCGGCGTTCAGCGGCCCGGCGTCATACCTCGCGACGACGCGAATGGCCTGCTGATCCCACTCACCGAAGGTCTGGTCGAGGATCTTGACGGACGGCGCGAGGTCGCGCGCAACGGCGAGCTGGGAGAAGTCGACGAGCGCGGCGCGGCCGGTCGCCGGGGTCGCGCCGGTGCCCGTGGTGGCGGGGACGTCCGGGATGCGGTTCGTGACCGTGACGCCGTGCCCCAGCAGGCGGTACGCGCCGCCCTCGGTCGGGTCGGGCTGGATCAGGTACTTCCCGCTCGTGTCCTTGACCTTGCGCAGCCCGACGAACTCCCGTGACGTCATGACCCAGCGGACGCGGGCGGGGTCGACGTTCGCGGCGAGCACCAGACCTTCGGCGTCGTGCAGGTCGTCCAGGGTCAGCGGCCCGTCGACGGCGAGGGTCTGCGTCCCGGTGTAGGCGAACAGACCCCGGGGCGTGGTGATCCCGTCGCCCGACGCGGACAGGAGCTGGCTGTCCAGCTTCGCGGCGACGTCTCCCACGAGCCGGGCTCGCAGCGCCGCGTCGAGGCTGATGATGCTCTGCCGGGCCAGCTCGTTGCTGTACCTGGTCAGCACCTTGACGCTCTTCATCGTGGACGGGAGCAGGACGACTTCGTCGAAGCTGACGTCGCGCTCGGGGATCAGCTCGTTCTCCCCGGTCCAGCCGGGGTCGGTGATCGGCCCGCCCATCTTCGGGATGCGGACCTGCGAGCCGTTCGTGTCGAACACCCGCGGACCGGCGGCGAGGAACACGGACGCTGCCTCGAGCGGCTGCACGAGGACCCGCTGGACCTGCTCGGCGGTCAACTCGGTTGCGGTGAGGGTGCTTTCGGCCATGACAGCGCTCCTTGACGTGAGGGGGTCTTCGGTTCACGTCGAGCGCCGGGCTCGCAACATGCGGACGGCCGCCAGGGCCACGTCTCAGCATACGGGACGGCCGTCTCACGGTCCAGGACGCGGAAGCGGCCCGCCCCATCGGGACGGGCCACCTCCACTTCGGCGCTGGCAGGGTCTGTGCGGCCCGAAAGAGAACACCGCTCTCCTACCATCGATCCCGGACGTCGCCGTGCCAGCGACGTCAAGGCGACGTTGACGCCGGGTCTAGGTGCGCGCTCGCAGCATCCCCGCGAGGTCGACGTCTGTGGACGTCGTGCGCGGTCCCTGGTCCGCGTCACCCCGCGGTCGACGGTCGCCGAGGTGAGGCTTCCTGGTCACCAGCTCGCGGGCGGCGTTGGCGATGAGCTCCGGGTCAGGGAAGCCGTCCTCGTCGAGCATGTCCATGGTCGTCGGCAGGTCGGTGCTGTCGGCGAGGATCCCGGCGGTCGCCTCCCGCACCGTGGCATGCATGAGCCGGTCGGCGAGGTCGTCGGCGTGCTTGGCCCTGTCGCGGTAGCGGGCCGACTCGCGACGCAGTTCCTCGACCACGTGGCGCGGGAACGTCTCGGGCTCGGGCTCGAGCGTGTCCTCGGGCGGGTCGGCCTCGGGCTCGAGGGGCTCGGTGGTCGGGTCGTTCACGGGCTCGGTCATCGTGCTGCCTCCTCTGTGATGGGACTCAGGTCGAGCAGGTCGGCGCGGCGGGCCGCACGGATCGTCGCGATCTCGTCCTCGGTGTAGCCGAGCCGGGCGAGCGCGAACGACGTGGGCAGGATGCCGGCGACGTGCAGCTTGACCACCGCGTCGGCTTCCTGCGCGATGCTCCGGGTCGTCGGGTCCGCCCATGTCACGCCGACGTCGACGGCCGCCGGGTCGGTGCCGTTCTCCACCGCGACGATCAGCCGGCCGACCTGCTCCCACGCGCGGCCGAACGTCGCCTGACGGGACTCGGCGCGGGCCGCGAGCGACGCCTCAGCGGAGCGGTTCCCGTCCGCTGACGCCGGGTTGTTCCCGAACACCCCGACGTAGTGCGCAGGCAACGCCGAGACGGCCATGATCTGACCGAGGATGACCCGTACGGCGGCTTCGTAGGCGGCGAGGTCAGCGGCGGGCAGGCTGCCGAACTTCCCCGCCGGGTCCTCGTTCGTCATCATCCGATGACCTTCCGGGAACGGGTTCACGGCCACCCCGGTGAGCTCGTCCTCCACCAGCTCGATGCCGGTAGCCCATCTCCGCGGACGGGCGAAGTACTCGGAGGCGACGAGCATGTCGGCCAGCGCCTTGTTGAGCGCGTCGACCAGCGGGATCAGGTCCGCCATCTCGGACACGCCGTCGTCGAGGAGCCGATCGCCGTTGCGGAGCACGACGACCGGCACCTCACCCAGCGGGTTGTTCAGCACCTCCGTGACGGTGAACGCGGGGGCGGTCGCGCCCGGCGCCGACGACACGAACCGCGAGATCCGATCGGGCTCGTACAGCGTCGCGAAGCTGCGCCGGCCGTCCTCCCAGCGCTTGCACGCCGCGATCGTGCGGCGAGTCCCGGGATCGTGCAGAGTCGTCATCTGGTGGGCGCTCTCGATGCTGACCTGCGCCCGACCCTGCCGGTCGGCCCAGACCGTGACGTAGCTCCGGCCGAGCGCCAGCGCCTCCCGGTGCGCGACGCCGGAGAGCTGGTCCAGGTCGTTACGGGTCCACGCCGCCCACAGCGCCGGGTCGGCCCGGCCGGCGCGCCGGAAGCCGGTCACCCGCAACCGCTCGGCCAGCGCGGTCACAGCCAACCGGGGGACGTTGGATGCCATCCGGCCGAACCTCGAACCGAGCGCCACCCGCGCCTCCGGGCTCAGGAAGCTCAACGGCTGCCGGCCGTCGTAGTACAGGTCCAGCTCGGTGAGGACGTGCTGCCGCTCGTCGAGCCGGGACAGCAGGGTGTGCAGAAGATCGTTCATGCGAAGCTCCTAGCTCGCTTGCGGGTAGGGCGGTTGGCGTGCCAGGCGGCCCGGTCGGCGGCGACGATCGCGGCGACGGCCGCGTCGATCTTGCGAGGCGAGTTGCGCCGGTCCTTCGAGACGAGGTCGCCGAGCGTCGTGCTCTTGGCGACCGTGTGCGCGACGTGCGCGGCCAGCCGGCTGTCCCCGTCGTGCGTCAACGACTCGGTGACAACGAGTTGATAGAGCCGGTCGGTCGCCGGGGCCATCCGGGCGGCGTTCGCCGTGTTCCACTCCACGACGCGGCGCTCGCCGTGCCGGGCCGCCCACGCCTCGATCTCCGAGCGCCAGCCCCAAGGGTCGGCGGCCAGCTCGACGACGTCGTACCGCTGGAACGCGAGGTCGACCGCGGCGTCCACCTCGGCCCGTGGCACGCGCCAGCGGGCGTCTCCGGGGTTCTCCCACAGACCTACGACGAACAGGTGCGGCCGGTCGACTGTGCAGCCCACCAGCGCGGTGGAGTCACCGGAGGCCGACCCGTCGAAGGCGAGCACGACGCGCTCACGGTCGGGAACGGCGCGGGCCGGGTCGGCGCCGGCGGCCCACGATCCCCAGGGCAGCCACGAGTCGACGCCGCTGGCCCACTGGCCGAGCCGGAGCTGACGGAACACCGGCTCACGCGTCGTCCGCATCACCGCGGCGAGGGCGTCCTCGGCCAGGAACGGATCCGGGCAGGACAGGGCCGGGTTCGCGGTGCGCCACGCGTCCCGGTCGTCGAGCGCGCAGCCGTCCGGCGCGGCGTACTCGCGCAGGTAGAACGCCGGGTCGTCGCCGGCCCGCCGTGCTCCACCAGCTCGAACATGACCGTGTCGGGGGACGAAGCCGGGGTCGAGATCGCCAGCGTGAGGGACTCGGCCCGCTTGCCGGCGGCCGTCGTCGCGGCCTCCCAGACCTCCCGCGTCACG